ATTGCCGCCCGTAGGTTAGCACTCGATGGTGTTGCCAAGAAAGCCTGTATGCCAGCCGCATAAACAGTCTCAGCATTAATTTGATACCAAGAATTTGTTGGCTGATAGAAACGAATGGCTGTTGCTGTACCAGCACCCAAGAATGTCACGCCACCATAAAGAGCAGTTGCACCATTCAGCGCAATGGTCAATGATGTGATTTCTTGAGTGGTGGTAATCAGCACCGTAGTGCCATCAGGCACACCAGTGTTCAAAGGCAGGGTAATTGTGCCAGTTGCCAGCGTTCCAGCAGGTTGCAATAGCATCCATTGGTCTTGGCTAACTGGAGTTGGCACAGTAATGTTGAAACCAGAGCCAGGCACATAAAGATTCACCGACAATGTTGGCGATGCAAAAGTCTGCTGGAAAAACGTCAACAGATTGCCAATGGACAAACGTCTTGCATCCCCATTGTTGGGCGAATAAACGGGTAACTGGTCTCCGCTTGAAACAGTGCTGAGTACTGGTAACTGATTGATTTGTGGCATGACTGTCCTTAATAGTATTCGAGAGGCCCATCAGGGCCAGCGGTAACTGGATTGGCTGGTGGTCTGATAAACGGATTGTCGTAGACTCTCCAAGGCTTATTGCCAGCACCAGCAGGCATTGTTGCCGGAAGTTGCTGTTCAAGCGGGAATGTGGCTCTTTGCAACAGAATATCGTAACCCTGCTTAGCAGTGGTCTTGGTCTCAATCATCACTTGCTTGCCAAAACTTGGCGCAAGTCTAATGGCTAAACTGCAAATAATAGCCTCGTAAGCCGAGTCAGGCACAAGGGTTTCTTCATCTAAACTGCTATCTTGTGGGCTGGATGGCAAAGGGTAACCCAAGCGGATTCCCTTGGCGTTCCAATCTGCCATCATTGCATCTAATCTACGCAAGGCAGATTCAAGCTGTTCAGGCTGCAAATCAAATGTATAAGACGCAAGCCCGATTTCCTCAAAGGCTGCGCTTATGAATTGTCGTTTTCTATAGCCCATGCTGATTCCTCAATGTGTTTCAACAGTGTCGCATCTGACCAGCGTTTGTCAACCTTCATGCCAATTGATTCAGCCTGTTGTAGCATTTCCTCACGGGTCGGTGGGCTGTCATCAACAGCCTCAACAACTTCAATCTGCTCATCAGGCACATCAATAACTTGTGCGCCAATCGGTGATGGATAGTAGACTTTATTGAGCTTGCGTTCGATGGATTGCTCTTTTTTGAGTTTGCGCTTTTGCAAACGCAACTCCCGCCACGGGGCGAGAGTCTTGTTCTTAATGATTGCGGCTGACTTAATCATTTCTTTTTCATTGGTGCTTTGCTAGGCATTCCAGCGGCTTTTGCCGACTTAGTAGCCATGCCAAGCGCCATTGCAACGGCTTGCTTTTGGGGCTTGCCTGATTTCATTTCCATTTTGATGTTCTTGGAAATGGTCTTATCTGAGTAACCTTTTTTCATTGGCATTTTGATCTCCATGTAAAACAGGCCAACATCTCTGCTGGCCTGTCTTGGTTTAACCACCGATACGATAGACGACAAAAGTGTCAGCCGCAGTCTTACGGCAACGGAAACGTGCAGATGCACCAGCCGTAGCCGCAGTTGCAGCAGAACCCACGATGGTCACATTTGTATTGACAGTCAATGTCAAAGCATATGCAGCCAAAGTAATGACGCTGAAGTCGAATGAATCACCGATTGCCCACTCAGTTGCCAAATCAAGGTTTGCACCTGTTGGCAATTGAATGTCACGGCTTGCTGTAGGTGTAGCAGTGATGATGCCTGTCAACACGTTGGCAGCAGTTGCCACCATCGAACCGCCATCAGCAATGTTGGCTGGCGCACCTTGAGGTTGCCAGTTGCCATTGTTGCTGATGTCAGGAGCAACACCCACAGAGTAGTAAGCGCCCGATGCACCAGCTTGAATAATCACGTTGGTGGCATTGGTAAATGCGCTTGATACATAGGTGGTGTTGTCAACCGTTGTCAACAGGTCATTGGCTTCAGGGAATTGGGGAAACCCAACTTCTTGAAACACTTGTGCTGGCGAAAAGGCTTGAACAGCGATTTTCTCGCCTGCGGGTACTGCAACAGTGGCTGTACCTTGTGCAAAAATTACTTGATAACTCATGATGACTCCTTAGGCTTGATTGAACAGCAAAATACCAGACATTTCTGGCTGCTTATTGACCACACCATACAGGGTGTCCAAGCGATACTTGGTCTTCATGGTGTTGACATCGTACTGCTTCTGCATGACCAGCTCGATGCCCTGATCGGTGGAGGCACGCATCACTGCAACGCCAGCATCAGAGGGAACAGCGTAACGACCAGGCAAAATCTCCAACGCATCTTTCTGCCAGAAGCAGTTGATAGGTGCAGTGGTCGAGTTCAAACGGGTCATTGTTGCAGAAGCGTTAGGTGTCACGATACAGTTTTGATATTGCAACTCGGCATCAGTTCCACCTTGAGCAGAAATGATAGGAGGTGTAATAACGCAAGTTGTTGAGTTTGTGATGCTCACAACACGGAAAGTCTTGGCAAAGCCAGTACCTTGCTTAGTGATGTGATGCACAGCTTCAACACCAGAGATTTCAAACGGTGTACCCACTCGCAGATCAGTTGTCGATGTGACAGTGATGGTCTGGAAGCGGTTGTCAACGTTCTGGGTCTCGCCTGTCACTGCGGTAGAAGTGGCAACTGGAACATAGTAGTTGTTGGCGGCAGCCAAGGTAGACATGGTGGTATTAGAACCAGTACGTGCAGTCAAGCGGTTTGCGTAATCCAACTTGTATGTCTCAAAGCCTGCGACCATACCAACGAAAGAACGCTCGAAAGCGGTGTTGGACTTAGTGCCAGCGAAACTGCGAGATGCACCACCACCAGTAGCTCCACCAGCAATGTTGCCAGCAATGCCGTTGTAGTCACGGCTGGACAAAGCCAAGTAACGATCAAAAGACTGTACGCCTTGCTCGTTCATAATGCTGTCGCACAAGGCCACATCATCATAATCACCAGCAGCGGTGTTGACAGTCACGACCAAAGAACCTTGGGCTGCAGCAACATTCATAATTGAAATGTTGATGTCAGAGGCAAGTTTCTGCTTGGCGGCTTCGCCCAAACGACCTTCTTGCAAGGCATCACGCAGTTCCAAAGCATCCAGAATGAACGGCACAGACTTTTGAAAGCCGAGTGTCGCTGGTACTGCAAGCTGTGTGTAAGCTGTGAAGTTGTTAGTCTGATCCATGCCATCGTACGATTGTGCGATGTAAGGCTGGGGGCGATAAATCACGTTGTTGGTGCGTTCCATCATCGAGCCATCAGTGTTGTAGATGGACACGTTGCGGGATAAAACCAAAGCATCGTTAAAGCCTTCGAGGATGTCCTCAAACGCTACACGCTCTTCTTTTGAAAAACTATTGCTCATAATAAGCTCCTAATAAATTATTTGGATGCTGATCGTTTCTGCGATTTATACTGAATGACTTTCGTCATGTTGCCAGTACGAGCCGCTTCTTCTCTCAGCCGTTCAAGTGTTGAGTCAACCGCACCAGATGATCTTCCAGTTCCTGTAACGATACGCTCTGGGGCGGGTGCTTGCCTGCGATTTGTAACTTTCAAGTCTTTCTCCAGTTTTGCTACCGCAAAGGCAAACTTTACGGGGTCTTTGATTTCAGCCAACTCTTTAGCCTTTGCAGGGTTTTTGCCAAGTGCGTAAACAACGAGTGCAGGATTGTCTGCACCTTGCAGCAAAACGCCTTGCTGGGTGATAGAAAAAACTTGTTGAGCAACTTCTTCAGCATCCTCAAAGTCCTTCACTCTTAGCTCGGCTTTCGCCTTGCCATAACCATCCAACTTGGCTTGCCATGCCTTTTGCTGATTCATAACTTCAGCTTCTTGCTTGGCGTTGATTTCATCGGCCTGTCGCTTGCGCTCAAACCAACTGGTCAATGCTTCCTCGTATGCATCAGCGTCATAGTCGTGATCTTCTAGCTTGGGCTTATTTCCAATCACCACTGGCTTGGTCTCAGGTGGTGCGGCTTGTACCCTTGCTTGCAATTCACGATTCTGCCTTTGCAGTTCTCGGTTCGTCTTACGCAACTCTTTTACCCATTCAGGCGCTGGAGTATGTTCTTCGGGAGGTGGCGCTTCCTCACCAATGCTGACAACAACTTCTTCGGTATCTTCCGGCTCAACCTCATCAACGGGTTCGTTGACTTCGATTTCCTCTTCTACTACCTCGACTTCATTGTCCTCAATTACTGCCTTTTGATTCATCTTTGACCCCATTCAACTCACCCACTTTAAACGGCTGGGTGGTAACCGTTGTTTTAATTGTCGCTTGTTTTTTACTGATTCGCAACAGGTTGCACAATCTGCCCCTGCAAAATTTCTTGCACTGCTTGGGCATTGGTCATCGCCATGCCTTGTGCAGTTTCTTCAACCTTGCCCAAAGTCTCTAGCGTTTGCGCCCGTTTGAGTTCTGCGCTTGCTACGGTTTCAACAGTATCAGCTCTCGCTTTGGCGGCTTTTGCCATTTCATTCTCGGCTGCGGCTTGTAAGTACATGGCGTTCGGGTCTTGCGGTTTGCCTTGCATTTCTGCCATGAGTTCTTCGGCCTCTTGGTCGCTTGGCTGAACAACGCCCATCCGCAGTAACTTCTTGCGGAAATAAGCATTTGCATCCCCAACGCCCTCGCCTTCCATGTTCATCATCGCCATTGCAGTCAGCACTTGGGCTGTCTCTGGGTCTTGGGTGATCTGAAGCATTCCTGTCAAAGCCCTGACGGTAGCCGCACGTTTGCTGCTAGATGATGGGCCAACATCGGCAACCACATCAAATGTGGCGCTGGACAGATCATTTGCCATCACCACAGCACCAGTTTTGGTGTCAATCGTTGGTTGCATTAACTCGACCATCCCAGCCTCACCAGTAGCGGCAATGGTTTTCATCTTGCGCTTGTCTTCGGTGTAGATTTCCTTTGCCATGCCGAGCCAAATCTCACCGCATCGTTTCATGCCTTTGGCAAAGTTGCTCATGTAAATGAACGTCTGCATATCCACACGGGTTTGAATCATCTCAACCGCTTTGCCTGATACGCCTGAAATCATCTTGTCAGCCCCTTGTGGGTTGCCCAAAATGTCCTGCATATCTTGTTCAGTGATGGCAAGTAAAGCCGCCATCGCAGGTGGGATTTGTGCAGACTTTGTATAAGCCACAGGGCCACTGATTTGTGTACCGCCATCAGCACCAGTAACAGGGTTAATCAGCAGATAAGGGTAATCCCTCAAGTTATCTTCTGCCCACATTACCTGATGCCCAGCCACTTGCTCTGGAGTCATGATGGGCTTTTCGATACTGGACAAAGCTGAAAT